CCCTCGGATAGTTCAAGACTAAAGTAAACAGTATTCAATCCCGACTTTGCCCAATTTAAGCCTAAGTTCTGCAAGAACAAACTCTTACCTGCGCCAGATGCTCCAGCAAAGATGTTTAGCTCGCCTCTGTTAAATCCACCGTATAATTTGTCATCAAGTGTCTTCCAACCCGTTGACAACTGTCCGTTGTTATCTTTAAGGGCGGTTAGTCGACCAGCCGGATCAGCAAAGTAGTCTGTACCAAATGTCTTTGGTAGTCCAACTTGTACTGCATCCTTAATTAACTTTTCAACTGCGCCGTATTCATTCTTGTCCAGCATGTCAGCACTTTGAAGAATGGCCTTCTCCAATGCCTTGTGCCGTGCAAAGCCTTCAAACTCAGTTAAGAACCAAGCACTATGTTCTTCTGCCTGAGCTTGCAAATGTGATAGGTCTGTGTTTGTTGTGGCCTTAACTTGTACAATGTCTGGAATGTTTCCGTGTTCGCTTACATAAGTTTTAATAAACTCTGCGGCACTGCGCAATCTGCGATCAAAGTGTTCTGGATCTAATACGTTCTGGCACCGTGCCGCCAAATCTCTATTGGAGATCATAAAATCCAGAAATAGTTTCTGTAGATCGTAGCCGTATTCTTTTACTTCATTTGCCATTAATTATTTCCCCAACGTAATGCTGTCATTGCAGCGTCTTCTTGTACTAGAAACTTATATATCAAGTAATCTTCGGTGAGCTCAGTCGAATAACGATCACCAGGGAGACCGTATTCTTCTATTATCCAGATAGCTGCCTGATTCCACCATGTGCTGTTATCTTCTCCAAGTTTCCAAACTATTTTTACTTTATACACACCACCGCCTTGCCATTAGTTTAATCTTCAACGGGCTAGTCTCTATTGCTTCTAGCACACTTTGCAGTGTTGCAGCACGACCAAATTGCTGTGCAGCTTGATTAGCATCTTTTATCTCAGGTGGCCATTCTGGGAAGCTGACACTCCAGCCCAACTCGGCAGCTTGCAATGCCAACTTTAAGCCAGCATGATCTCTGTCAGCCAGCACAACTGGTTCGTTGTCAATGTCTTCGATAATCTTTGCTTGCTCGGGGCTAATTTCGTTTGTCATAATAGCAACACCGTCAAGACTTAATGCATCGTACTCTCCTTCTGTGACAATTGTGTATTTTCGATGATGACTTTGATGTTCTAAATTGAACACATAACTTGGTGGGCGACTGGCAATCATCTTTGCAGTTTTTTTATCTGGTACGTCACCTATCCAGCGAGCGCTGTATCCGATAAGACGTCCATTGTCCATGTAAGGAAGAATTACACGATACTCCATGCCCTGTATTGGACTTGAACTGGTGTACCAATCTGTTAGTTCAAGTACACCTCTGCTGTCAAGATACTCTGCTGCTTCTAAGTTTAGTTCGCGCACTGTCCATGGCCATTGTATTTCTGGCCAATCGGGTTTCTTAAAAGGTTCGTGTACAACAGTATCATCTTCAACAACCTGATCCCATAGTTGGATCTTCAAACGCTGAATCTCACCCTCGTCTATGCCTAGTACACGCATCAATTTAATCAGCTTAATACCAAGTTTTTGCCCCGGGCGCCAACCTGTAGTATATCCGCAGTTAAAGCAATGGTATCCAATTCGATCTTGTTCAAATTTTAAACCGCCGCGGCGCTTCGAATCCGGCCGGTGACCATTTTGAACGCACATAGGGCAGTTCATAGTCAACCAACCATTGGATGTTGTTTTTAATGCAGGCAGGTGTGCCCGAAGTGTATTCTCAACTAAACTCATATAGAGCTAGTTTATACTCTTATAAGGATTTTGTCAAGCGTGCCTGCGTTCGAAGGGGAGTCAGTTTTAACTATTCTAATCCAGCGTACACCGGCATAATAGTTGTATGGGTCAATGCCAGTGAAGCCCCTTAGGTCAAGAGCTGAAATTGAATAGTCTTGTGGCTTTAGGTTTGCCCATAAAGTGTCGCCGGCTACCATTTCGTCCATTGTGCCTTGGACGACAATAGTTCCTGTCCAATTAGTTGCATAAACGCCAACGGTAAACAAGCTTGTATCTTTTCTAAAGTATTGCGGACCGTTAAATGCACTGGATATCATAATACCATTTGAATTAGTAAATGATGTTACTTCTTCAGTGCTACGACTTGTTGGTACTACTGCATCTTTTACTTCAACATCAAATGCACCTTGCATTGCCCTATTCCAAGTTAGTGCAGTTTCTAGACCTTCAGCGTTAATGAATGTAGCCCCGAGTGCATAAATTCCGCTGCCTAACGTCATTAGGTCTCGGGCAAATACTACTATTTGAGCCTGGCCATTTTCAGCAACAATAGGCATAGCTCTACGGCGGAAAATTGTTGCACCAGTGTCTCTATCCCACATTGTGATAGTAATTTCTCTGCGTAACAAGCTAACAGGGCGACGATCGCTACCAGTAATGGTTAGATCTAACAGATTATCAACACCTTTAAACCAAACAATACGCTGGTCAGTATATGATGGTGAATGTCTGGTAGTACTAGGGCCCGTGCCTGCGCCGGCATAGTTTAAAGTTGCTGTTGGAATGCTTGAATTGAGTGTCGCCATAGCATTATTTAGCTGACCGAGCTTTTTAAAATGCTAAGTACTTCGATGGATAATAAAGTTAAAGAATTTCTAGAAAGATTCCCTTTTATGAGTCTGGTACGGTATGGCGACCAGGAACTAGTAGGTATCATTCAAAATAGTGACCAAACGGTTGTCACTATGTACGTCTACAACTTGTTAAAAGACGAAGATGATAAAACATTATTCATCGAATGTGGCGAAGAATGGTGGTGGGGTTCAAATCGCATAATCCCAATTAACATTGTTTTAAAAGGGCCAATGCGAGAATTTACCTATATATTGAAAACATATTCTACCAAAGATTTTGAAGTACTACATGGGTACCAGACTAGCCTAACTAACGTAATTACTAAAAGAACTAAGAGACGTCAAATTAGTTTAGTTAGGAAGATGAGTTAACTGTATCCATAACTGATCTGCTCACAGATCAAATTCATTTGCGCTACAATTGCCACTGCATATGCTGTTGCGTGACTCTTCTTAAAAAAGTAATCGTCGGAATCTGGTTTAACCCAAACTTCCTTCATAATCATATTCCAAGATTTTCCAATTAAGTATCGTTTAGCAGGACGAATCATTGCAAGTACTGCTGCCAATTGCTCAACTGAGTTAGGACAAGTTTTTCGTAGAATATCACTGTGACCGTTTAAGTGGAACAACAAATTTACAAAATCATCTTGCTGTAGAAGCTCCCACAATGGCTCCTGCTGTGCAAGTTTATCTAAGTGCTCCTTGCTTTGCACTCGCTGATATAAGCTAACATTAAGCAAGTCAACTTTAAAAAATCCAAGTTCATCGGCTTCTTTGTAATCAACACCACACCACCCAGTAAACGGATTTACAGGAACTGGGTGAAAGTACACTCCAGTCTTGTGCTTCTGTTTTGTTTTGTTTGGCATTACCAAAGTCGCAGGAACATGTGGCAGTATTTTTAACAACTGCTCTCTATCAGCAAAGTCAATGTCAACATCTGGGTGACTCATGTAATTTTTTTTCTAAGTAAGTCTAGTAATTCAAGTTGTTGCTTTTTGATTTCTTCTACTTCAGAATTCATTTTATCAAGCTTTTCAATGAAGTCAAGCAGACGATTTTCTAGAGACTCGAATCGAGTACCTGCTGCATTGTCGTGTTTATCCATTGCACTTCGCTTGGGTTTTTTTGTAATTTCTTTATCCACCATTCTGTATCCACATGTTTAGCAACTGTATCAATTTGGCCGGGCTCCATTCTATCTAATAATTTTTGCGCTGCGTCTGTACTGTATATTATCCAAGGACTTAGTTTCCCAAGTACTACCATATTCATTCCAGCTGCTGGTGAAATCTTATTAAAAAAGTCTTGCCAATTATTCCCAGTTGTGTCTCCCCATTCTTGCATGGTGAGTATAGTTCTTTCTAATGCACGTTCAGCAGTTTCTTTCTTAGAAGCCTCTTGTACATATAGTTGATAAGTTCCAGGCTTTTGCCAGTCGCTTAGTCTAACACCCATCTTGAAAATCCAATGAATGAATTTATCGCTGTCAATGGGCTTTAGCTCAATTAAGTAGTTAGCAAATTTTACAAAGCTGATATAATCTTGGCTCCTGATAAAGTCGTCAACAGTCTTAATCTTTTTAGTAGATGGACTAACGTATTTTATAAAGTCAGACCATACTCTAAACGCAATTCGACTGTCTGTGTCATCTTTACACATCCACCTACGCTTCTTTTCACACATATGACTACTCAATGTGCTTTCGCGGGCAAATGCTTTATTACAGAATTTGCATTGATAGTCTTGCACCATTATTTAAACAAATCCTTAAGATCTTTATTACCCATGTTTTTAGCTACTGCAATATCTTCCAACACTGCATTGCCATTTATAGTTCTAAATAGTTCAATCTCATCATCGCTCATTGCAGGAAACTGTTCAATGAGCCATGCAGTTAGTTTATCCTTCTTGGCATTCTTTGGAGGGATGAATTCGTGGCGTTGTTTAAAGCCAAGTCCGCATAATGCAATTACCTTCCATCGCAATTCTTCGTGTCTACTTGACGTTGCAATGTAGTCAATGTTGCTGTAGTCGTTTACATTTAACAAGTATTGCTCTTGCACTTCCCGACTACCTTGTACTTGACTTGCCCAACGTTGCACCATAAAAGTGCTCAATGCTTTAACATCCTCTGGTTCCAATTTGGAATAGTAATCACCTTTGCGCAAGTCAACTGCTGCCATAACTTGTTCAATTGGAAGCTTGTACGCTGCACTTGCTGGTGCTTTCTTTTTAGTAGCCATGTACGTATTTTAAAACCAAATTTTGTTTAAGTCAAGAACTTCTGGAACTTTGTTTGTCTCTTTTAAAAAATAAGCGCACGGTGGCTCTGCGCCAGATGCAAGTGGCACTGCAAGGATGTGCCCAAATTTCAGCTTTGGTACATACCATTTTACTTCTTGATAAATGTTAACAACTTCAACTTTATGCCATTCAGGTCTATAACCATTAATAGGATTAAAAACAAATGTAGAGAATCCACGATCGTTTAAACTCATGACGTTGATAATTTCAGGCTCGCCATGGTCTGGTTCTCCAATGATCAACGACCAATCTAGTGGTACCTTAAGTTCTGTGTTGCCAATGCGTAGTACGGCTGCTGGGCATGAAAAGCTTTCAAGGAACACTAGTGGAACAAACATATAGTCTACTTCTGCTGGATTGCTATAATCTAGTACTCCGTAACGAAGGTCTTCGTCAATCTCTTCTGGTAATCGATCAAGGTCGTATGTATGGTTGTCAACTGTTAGAATGTTCATTTATAAATTACCTTTTCTGTTTTATGTGGGTAGCTTGCATCGTCGTAAAATTTCTTACGTTTGGCCAAGTGACGTTTAGCAAACTTTGCTGTACTTGTAATGTCCCAAATTTGGACGAAATCCTTGTCTTGCGCTTTTCTTATCCCGCGACCAATACTTTGAATAACTCGGACAAACGACTTGCCAGGTTCCACAAGAACCAAGTTAAAGATCCGAGGAATATTAATACCGACAGCCGCCACGCCATATGTTGCAACGATAACTTTGTTATCGCTTGTAGTGATTTCATCATACTCATCTTTACGATCCTTTGATTTCATTGCGCCTGAAACAAATACGCTGTCTGGCACTCTCTCTACCAGCATCTTGCCGCAATTGACACGATCAACTAAGACCAAAGTGTTGCCGCCTGCGCTAATTGCTTGTATTGTACGGGCTAGTTCGTCCATTCTCTTTTCGTTTGACGTTAGGAATGATAGTTCTTCTTGGTAAGTTTTGTATTCTACTTTGTCATCAAACTGCAATACTTTAACGTGACACTGTGATAGTACACCCATGTCCTGCAACTCACTTGCTTGTAATCTATGCAACACTGGGCCCAGACATGCAAACAAACTAATGTACTCATGTTCTTCTTTTGGAACTGTTCCAGTTAGTCCCCAACGAATAGGAACGTTTGCAAATGGTCCCGTTAGCATTGTACGAAGCACATCTGCCTTTGCCATGTGAACTTCGTCGACTATTACTGCAACCAAGTTGTCAGTGATAGCGTCCATGCCAATCTCACTGATGCCTTCTTTGTTGCGCTTAATTAATGTGTTAATGCTTTGCCAAGTTGCAATTGTATGTGTATGTCCAAGATCCTTCTCATCTCCAAAATACACACCAACATCAAGTCCCATGTTGATATAATCTGCGTGGGTTTGTCGCACAAGATCTTTGTTAGGGACAATAACAACAGTCCGTCCAAACGGCTCGCAACACAAGCTCATTGCTGCCGTCATAAGTGTTTTACCTGCACCAGTAGCAATCTCTTGGACACCGTGTGGATTAGCAAGATAACGATTAATACACTCTACTTGATAATCCCTAATCTTAATTGGCTGGCCTTCCGCAGGATGCCCCTTAGGCCAAAGTATATGACTAAACGTATCCTCGGTAACTTCAGTAAAATTTAAATTGTGTCCAATTCGCTTATCATCAATTTCAATTTGCCATCCTTCCTCATCAAGGATTGGTAGCACCCTATCTAGCAAATTTAGATATGTTGATCCAGCAGTTGTAAAGAATCCAATCTTGCCGTCCCATCGACCTAGTCTAAACGCAGGTACATGATATGCATATGGCAGTGTATATTTTAGTTTAGACTCGCATTTTCTGCGAGTAGAAGCATCCAAGTCGTGAAACTTGACATTTACTTCATCTTTGATTTCTAGTCTGGTTATTCCGGGCATATTCTAGTATAACACTTTTGTAGGAGTATGTCTATTCATTTGTAAGATACTTATAGTAAAACCACTGGTTTTTAAAAAGCAATTTTGCCATAACGTAGAAAAAAGAACAGACTCCGAAGAGTCTGTTCCACCGACATCCATCCACGCAAATAGTCAGCTGTCGGTAAATCGTTAACCTCCGTGCTTTAGGAGATACTTGTTGGAGATAGACTTGAACGATACAGACCGTTCATGACACTTGAATACAAGGCCTTCACGTTCGCAACCAATCATGCCCATTACGCTCTTGCCTTCGGCAAACTTCAACACTTGTTCCATGTTGGTAATACCAAGTGTGTCAGTTAGGACAGCAGAGTATGCAAGTATTGGGCAGTGATTCAGTTTGTGTTCTGCAACAAATGCGGCGCGAGAAAAAGGTGTAAGGTAACAACCAGCATCAATGTCGTAAATGTCGTACACAAGAAAGTCTTGGTCACGCATTTGGTAGATATTGCCTTGAATGCCGTTGCCTACAAGCTCGCCTTGGATAGCAATATTACGTCCACCAATCTTCAACTTTTCTTCTAAGTCGTACTTGATGGCAGCACGCCACAGCGAGTTATCTGGATTACGCTTAAGGTCCAAGTTGCGTGAGCAAACACCAACTTCACCGTCAATACAGTACACAGTCATTGAGCTACCTTCGAGCTTTTCAGTCACTTCCCAATGTAGGTCTTCTGCGAACCATTCTGCAAGTTCTGCCTTCAAGTTTTGGACACGCTCTTGGTCAGTCTTGGGAATCACTGAAGGGAACATGCCCTTAACTTCACCTGCAAGTTCTGCAGGAACAGGTGCTTCATACTTCTTGATACCAAGAAACGATGACACATCGTCCCCTTCATTAAACAGCGTATATCCGGCGCCTTCGAAGTATGCATCAAACCCACGCAGAGGCAGCAATAGTCCTTGCGATAGTTGACCACGAAGCTTCATAGTACGCAGACGCTCGCCTTCTACACCTTCAAAAGTCTTAGTATAGTGTCCGGGCTTGGTCAAGAACGGTGCAATAGCTGTAGGAATGAACGAGTCAATTTCGCAATACACTGCCAGATCACCTGCGGTATATTCTCCCTTTTTAACTACCACTGTCCAGCCGCCAACAATAGCGCACTCAATTGCATCTGCACCTTCAATTGGGCGCAGGGCATCAATCTTTCTAATAGTTGCCATCTTACGCATTTTGTTTCTCCTTTTCAATCATAGTGAATGCTTCCATGATGCTATCAGCCACTTCATCGTAGTCCTCTTCCTTGACACCTTCTTCGGAAGCGTAGCCATAGCCACCATAGAATGTGCTAGTATGTTGGGCAATGATCTTGATAATCCGTTCACGCATATCGTGTTCTTCACGGGTCATTGTGTTGGTCCCAAACTCTTCGCCAATTTCGCTGTACCAACGTGCCATGTTGTTTCTCCTTACTCAATAACTCGCATAACCTTCAACCACTTGTTGAAGTCTTTTTGTTTCCACGCACCTTGCCGAAGCCACATATACACTTTGTCAACCGGAAGATACGCAATCTCATCCTCACTCAATCTGCCCGCATGCTTAATGTCTTCTGCGTAGATACCTTTTTTAGCAATACGTACTCTAATCAGTTCTTCTTGCTTGGTCATATCAGTCCTTAACCGGCAAATCCAATCATTTCTTCGAGCATCTCAAGTAATGCTGCATTGCTTAAAGATGGTAACTTATCTAAAGTCATTCCAAATTCAAATGGATGATCATTGTCATCCCACAGTTCAGTAATGCGAGCGATTACTAAGTTTCTCATATTACTCGCCGCGCTTCATAACAGTAGTCTCTGCAAGACGCTTCCACTTGTCTGTATTTGGTCCAACCATTTTCTTCAAGTCTGCAATCTTAATAACAGTGCGCAGGCTCAGTTCACGCAATTTGTCTTTGTTAGTATCAACGTACTCAAACAATTCTTCTTTGGTACCTTCTGGAAAGTCGTATGCATCCAACATACCGTCCATCATAATTTGCTTGATACGCAACATTTTATCACGTGTAGTATCCAGTGTCAGATCCAAATAGTGGCAACGGCTTTCCAGCGCACCCAAGTGATCTTTGAGCTTTGCAGAGCGCACGTTCTCAAACTTGATGTTGGTGATAAAGATTGCAGAGCCTTTGAACTCGAAGCGATCTGGTACACCTTCTTGACGCAACATGCGGCTATCTGTGTTCCAGCAAATTGTACGCTTCTTAGAAGAGTCCAATGCCGCTTTCAAAATGTTCAAGCTCAGTTCATCCATCAATACACTGTCACAATCGTCAAACACCAGCACATTGCCAGCATCGCTGTAATTGTAGAGTTTGCAATACAAGCCAATAGCGCTCATTGCACCTTTGACAATTTCATAACGTGGACGAGTACCGCCAATCTTGTCAAACATAGCTGCCTTGTCCAGGACCTTCTCGACACCAAAGGATTTACCAACACCTGGAGGGCCAACAACAATCATTGCACGAACGGTACCGTCAACTGCCCCTTCTGTCATTTCTTCCAAAATGTCAAAACGTTCGCGGATGCGCTCAATGGCCTGCTCATCAGATTCAATCACTTTAGAAACTTTTTTAGTTGGCGCGTTGAAGTTACCTTCGATGCTGGTAGTTGCACAATCCGATGCAGTGGCTGGTTCCACATCGCGCATGGATGCTACTTTAACACGAACTTCGCGACCTGCAAACTCGCCAAGTGACTCATCTGCTAGCACTGTGACGTAGCCGCCTTTGGTGCCTTCTTTGTAATCTGCAACAAGTGCAAACGTCTGATTGGCAATAGTGAAATTACGGTATGTACCGTTCAAAATTGTAATGTAAGCTGACATGTTTTTTCCTTTGCGTGGATGAATTAACTTGCTACAGTATTGATTATACTGCTACTTGGCTCAAAGAGCAAGCATTTTCTTGCGTTTCCAGCACTTGTTGCGTGATTACAACACCGCCCAAACCTGCTTGGTACATTTCAGCGACAGCTTTGATGTAAAATTGCATAACTTTACCAGTTTTTGTAATCAATGTGTACTGCATGATGCCCTTTTTGCTGTCTATGTATGTATTATACTGGTTGTTGGCCCAATCGTCAACCGTTATTTGGAATACCATAGTAAATTTTAAGGGAATACCAAAGTAAATTTTGTTGTTTTTTAGCCACAAAAAAGCCCTTAAATTTAAGGGCTAAATTGTCTATTTTTTAAGCAAAATTAGCGGAGCTCTGCATCTTCCATTCCAGCTACACGAAGACGCGTTACATTACTAACTTGGAATTGCTTTGAATCGAGTGCCTTTGTAATACCAATAAATTTATTACGCACTAATGCAAATTCATTTACAATAGAATCCATGTTGACTACTTCAGGCTCGCCGTCAACATACTTTTCTGCATCACGTGATGTCAATGCTCTATTGTAATGTTCAGTGAACTGTCGAAATTTTGCACTGCGGAGTTTTCGAACTTCGATATTAAGCTGTTCAAGAATTGCTTCAATTTCTTGTAGTTGGCTAAACCGATATTCGAAAACTCCGGGCATTTCGCGAATTGCTTTTTCAAGACTACCAGTAATCTTTAACTCGATTCTTGCTTGTATCAACTCACCTTCAAAGTAAGCAATACAATCAGGAAGATTGCTAATATCTGCGGCTACCTTCCTATACCAATGGCTCATTAGTAGTCCTCGTCGTCTTCTACTTCGTCTTCTTCATCTTCGCCTAGGATGGCAGCAAAGGCTGAAGCAAGCATCGTGTCAGCATCGCTTGCTTCTTCTCGAGCAGTTTCTAAATCAACAAAGTCGCCTGCTGCTTGTAGAAATGCTAACGCGGCATCTGAGCGTTCTTTTTTATCAATATAAGGTTTAAGAGAAAGCCACATTTGGACTAACATTTCACCTGAATCACTTGTTATCATATTCTCTCCATTTATATGCTAGTTTAGCACTGCGATACTTAGTCAATGAATTATTTTTGTTTAGCCATTTTACTAAGATACTCGTCATTATGAATCCATTTGTTGCCTACTAGAAATCCCCATTCACGTTTATGCGGCCCGGGCATGAACAATGTCCAA